ACTCTTATTGGACAGAAAATTTTAAATATCCAACGATTTTTAAAAAATTTTATCTTTTTTAACTATATATAAAATAAATGAAAGGAGAAAAGAAATGTATTTTTATTTAGATAAAGAGTTGGCAAAACAAAATATTGCCAGATGTTTATATAAATCTGAAATTCCAGCTTCTGACAAAGAATTGGAATTTGCAAGAAATTATTTTAAATATTCAGGAGAATTTCTAGTGTATGTGGGAGAGGATATTCCTGATATTATCAGATACAATCCTGAAACAGATATAGTAGAAAAATATATCCCTGAAACACCAATAGAAACAATTTCGGAAGAAATAACAGAGCCGGAAGAAGAATTTGGAGAAGAAGACGGAAAAACCTATTGGTATGCAAATAAAGAAAAAGCAATAAAAAAAGGTTTAGCTGATACTTATTTTACATCTGATAGACCGTTATTAAATATGTACAAACACTTTGGTCATGAGAATGTATTTTGTTATTCAGCCAAAACCTTTGGAGGAAAAGAACTTCCTTACTTCTGTACATATATCCCCGAGCAAGATACAGTAAGGGAAGCAACAGAATATGAAAAATTCAAAAGAAATCAGAGAGAACTTACTGAAAATGAAGTTGTTATTGAAAAAAATAAAGAAATTGTAACTCTTGAGGAAGGACAATATATAAATGAAAATGAAGATATAATTACTGTTTCAAGATTGGAAGAAGCCATAAATCAGAAATGGGACAAAGAAAATCATGTGTGGATAGACACCACAACAGATTTGGATAGGGTACAAATGCAATACAGAGAATATGAAGCTATGGACACTCCATCGGTTTTAAAAGAAATGGAAATGCAGGATCCTGCACTTGCAACAGAATTAATAAATATGCTGATAGAGCTTAGAGGGATGATGTATTCATTACAAGCTCAAGCAGTAACATTTAAGGCTAATTTAGTTCTTCCTAAGCCATCAGAAAAATTATTAAGTTTTAAAAACAGATTTAACAAAATATAAAGGAGATGAGATTTTATGTTAAAAGATTTAAAAACTATTATTAAATTACTTGGAGAAATTAAAGAATTACTTACCGGAAAAGATGAGATTACAGATTTAGAAAAGGAATACAGAGAATATAAATTTTTCGCAGACAGCAGAGGAGAAAAATTACTGGCAGAACAGGGGTTATTGGATGAGTATAATTCTTATATGACAGAACTAGAAAATATTTTATTTTCTGATGTAAATCCATTGAGTATTGAACTGCCTAAACCAAGTCCGGCATTAGAAAAATTTAAAAATAAATTTAATAAATTTTTCTAGGAAGTAATGAAAGCCTCTTGTATATTTGAATTATCAATATATGCAGGAGGCTTAAAAATGAAAATATCAGAGAAAAATAAAGCAATATATCAAGTATATTTAGACAGCAGAATAGCTGTAAATTCAGCTACTCAAAAGACAACATACAGAACTTATAAAAACAGCATGACAAATTTTATGGAATTTTTACATATTTATGAGGGCAACAGATATTTATTATCAGAAGATACTTTAAAGAAAATTATTGAGATATTGGAAAGGTATATTATTTATTGTAGAAAACTTGGGAATAATAACAGGACAATTAACGGGAAATTATCAGCAATAAGTAGTTTTTATAAATGGGCAGTAAGAAGAGATTTGATAAAACATCATCCGTTTAGAGATAAATTGGACAGATTAAAAATTACAGAACAGGATAAAAGACGAGAAAGTTATTTTCTCACTTGGAAAGAAATTTTTACAGTTTCTTTATTAATGGAACTCAATCCTAAAAAGTTTGATATTAACAGCAGACTTTTATGGGAGCTGTTTCTGGACAGTGGGTTTAGGATAAGTGCTGTTCACAGTTTAAAAATTTCACAGCTTGATTTGGAAAATAATATGTTTCATGATGTGAAGGAAAAAATGGGAAAAGTCAGAGATCTGTTTTTCTTCTCAACAACTAAAAAATTAATCTTAAAGTTGCTTGAGGAAAGAGAAATAAAAGGTATCAAAACAGATTATTTATTTGCTGCAAAATACAGAAATACTTTTAATCAAATGAGCCAGACAGCGATTAGAAGAAGAGTAAGAAAAATGGGAAAATTAATAGGAATAGAAAAATTATATCCCCACAGTCTGAGGAAGACAGCTATTAATCAAATAAATAATTTATCAGATACTAAAACAGCATCTGAATTTGCCGGACACAGCAATACAAAGGTTACAGAGGAATATTACATTCAACAGAAATCCGCAATAGACCAACAAAATAGAATATATTTGATGAGAAAGAATGCAGGGTTAATTTAGCTGAAAATTAAAATTTTCTGTCCTTTTCCAGTAGGTTCAGTGCTTCCAATGTGGAATGAAATTAATCCTACTACTCTGTATTTAGGTACTACATGGGAACTTATAACTTCTGATAAATATATCAGAACTGGAAGCACACCTTTAAGCACCGGAGGAAGTAATTCTGTGAATATAACAAAAGCTAATCTACCTAATATTAAAATTCCCATAGATACATTTTCAGGAACTATAAAAACTTCTGCTTTGACTAAAATAAGAACAAATTGGGATTATACTAACTCAGTAAATATTCCGACAAATGGTGAATCTTCTGGAATATCTCAAGGTGGTTCAGGTGGCAATGCTGTTGTTAATTCTTATTATACTAATACAGAAACTAGCAAAAGCTTTAATGCTTCTCCGTATACTCAAACTTTAGGAAACGGTACAGCTCTTTCTATTGATACAAGATACATAACTCTAAAGTTTTGGAAAAGGCTTACTTAGTTCTTTTCCATGCTTTAATTGTAATATGCTCGGGGTTAATGGAAATAGGAGTTCCACTACCCATAGCTGTCGTATAAGGAGAGGCAGAGGAAGTACTTCCTGTCCAAGAACGAGAAGCATCAAATGTAAATTTACATTGATTATGGTAAGTTCCGCTATTATGCCCTTCATAACCTTCGCCACCGCGATATGAATATGTAAAAGCTCCGCTTGAACTATTATTTTCAGTTCCTTTATACCATTGAATATATCCTGTGATGTTTTGAGTTCCTCTCGTCATAGAATGTGATTCTACTTGTAATTTATCAGTTGGTAGGTTTGCTTTAGCAATCTTTATACTGTTACTTCCTGCCTGTTGTAGTGGAGTACTTCCTGTTTTAAGAAATTTATTGTCAGGTAATAACTCCCAAGTTGTACCTAACCAAGAAGTTGAGGGATTTTCACTGTTGGATGTAAAAAGAATATCCCCTACTCTTATTGGACAGAAAATTTTAAATTTCTCCTCAATTTGAGCACTTGTTATATACTCTGGATGTGTGTGAGCAAAATCTGTTATTTCATTTTTTTTATGTGTATGTGTTGTCGGTGGGAATAAACTTGGTTTATCTTTTATACCATCCCACTTTATCGCCGCAGAATAAGCAATATACCCAGCCTCAACATTTAATTTTGTATCGTCTACAACAATATACATCAAGTTATCTGGGTTTGTTACTTTTACAGAATCTCCGACTTGTACTTGAGATTTTGTAAGTTTAAATCTTGCTGTGTCATCAGCTACTACAACACATCTTTCAAGTGCAGCTTGCGGTAACCTAGAAATATCTATTGTACCTGTTTTTATTTTGGAAGCATCTATATCAGTTATTTCAGAATTTCCGTGACTGTGTGCTTTATTAGCTTTCCCAGAAAAAAGTTCATTAATAGCTCCGACAATATTTTTAGCTGTAGTTTTTAGGGTATCATCATTTTTATTCTGTTTATTTTCCTCTAATTTTTTCCCCTGTCTTGCTGAAAGAGGTTTAGTTCCGCTGTCAGTTGTAACATTATCCACTGTATCCAGCTGAATATCATTTTCATTAACAATAATTCCATCATTTTTAGAAACTATAGAAGTTCTTCCAGAACTGTCAACAGAAATCCCTTTTCCTATAATTATTCTTCCAAGAACAGATTTACTTGCAATTTTGGAAATCTCTGTTAAAAGATTTTTAGCTGTTCCTGTATAACCGCCTTTTTCAAGTTTATTATCAAAAAGTTCATTGATTGCCCCAACTATTGTTTTCACAACAGTTTTTAAAGTACTGTCCTCTTTATTTTGTTTTTTCTTAAGTTCTGTCACAATTTTTACAGCACTGTCAAATTCTTTTTCAAGTCCCTCTCCTCTGTCTAATTTTTTATTAAGCATTGACACGTCTACAAGAGCCGACGGATTTCCCTCAAGGTTAACCTCTGCATCAGATATTTCTGTCAAAATATCAATTATTGCTGTTGTGATATTATTTCCGTTTGGAGTTGGTATATAGTCTCCTACCTCTGTTGCTGTAACAGAATAAAGAATTTCTCCCTCATCAGGGTCATTTGCATACAGCCCAAGAGTTCTTAAATAATAAGAATTCTGCAAATCGGTATTGTAAATAATTCCATGAACATTTACAGCACTATCCCCTGCCAAAGTTTTTTCACTGACTTCTGTTTCTTGTTTTATCTGCTCAAGTGCTGTTAATTTTTTTAATTCTTCTGCTGTATGTTTACTATAATCTTTATCAGAAACTTTTATTTTAGTAAATTCCAGTTCTGATATTTTTCCAGCAACCATTTTTCCAATCAGAGCAAAAGCTTTATCAGTATGGACTGTTTCTTTATATTTAGCCATTTAATGTTACCTCCTGATTATTATAAATTGATGCCATAACACAGCCTGCAAGATGTATGCCCCCATTTCCTTTTTGATTTAATTTATTGTCAAAAATAAGGGTCATATTTGCAGGTATCATATATCTTAATGTGTCATATAAACTTGAAATTGTTCCAATAGTTGTGATATGAGTAATTATTCTGAGTTCCTGTATGCTCAAATCTCTTATAGGTTCATTCGTCCCTTCCCCAAGAATACTATTCAAAAATCTTTTCAAAAACCACCAAGTATAAGGAGGCTGTGAATTCCATTTTATTAAAATATTTTCCCTCCTAACTTCTAAACTGTCATTTATATTTGGTTTTATCCCCATCATATTTTCAAATAATTCAATACCTGTTTCATCAGCATAATTGATAAAATTATTTTTAAATCCCTGAATAAAATCTTTCCACAGCTGTTCTACAATTCCTTTTTCAGAATTGAGTATTACCTGAATTTCTCTATATTCCTGCATATAGTCAGGAAGATATTTGAGAAGTTCTGCTTCATAATTTCTAGTAAATAAATCATTCATTTGAGACCCCCCCATATACAGGAATTTGATAAGCTGTCAGTATTAAATTTTCTGCTTTTCCGTTTATTTTTGTATCAGAAATATCTACTATTCCGTCAATAGATAAAATTTTAGCTTCTATCTGTGCTACACGAACAATAATATTTTCCTCTTTTGCCCAATTTTTTCTGAGTTCCAAAAAATAATTTTCAATAATTTCTTTCACATCTGTTTCTATTGTTCCCCATTCAACATCATTTAGTTCAACCTTGGTTGTAACAATTATTGATATTTTTTCAGGAGCATCTACTGTAACTCTATGGTCTATTGGAGCAAGACCTAAACCCTGTCCGTCTTGAGTAGGATCTATTTCTGTCTGAACAGTTTTTACAAGTTCATCAGTGGCTGCATTAAAAGTGCTGTCTAAAATTGTCAGTCTGACTGTTCCCCCACCTTTCCAAACTGGAGTAACTCTCACAGCTCCAACTCCTGCAATAGATAAAGTTTTTTCTTCATAATCTTTAATATTTCCTCCAAAAGCCTGTGGCTCAAAACTTTCAATATATCTTTGCCTGAATTTTTCTGTTTCCTCTTCATCTTCTCCAGGAATTAAAATTTCTGTAAGTTTTGCAGAAGTAAGCCCCTCAATATATTCAATAGGAATTAAATCTCCAAAAGTAGCATTGGGACCATTTCCGACAGTTTCACATTGTAGTTTATATTCATGATTCCCACTATCCAATTTTTCTTTTACAACATAATTGTATTGTTCCAAACTAAATCTTGTACCGATTTCTACATCGATATTAAAAACTCCTTTAAAACTTCCTGCACTGGCAGGTTTCGGATATATTCCTCTTTCTTTTGCTCTTTCAATAAGATATTTTCTGCTTGCTGTACTTCCAAAAGTTTCTTGATAATATGTTTCAAGCTCCAGATACATCTCTTTTGTTTCCATAGCATTGGGAGCCATTGCATCATAAACGACAGAACCCTCTCTTTTATCTACATCAGAAGGAACTTTGCTAAGTTTATCCTGCATAATTTTTTCATAAGTTTTTTCTTCAAACATCTAAATTTGTACCCCCTTCGTAATATTTATTTCTACATAGATAGTCTTTGCAGTAAATGTTACAGCTAGTTCTCTTCTTTTTTTATCTTCAAAAGAAAAAGCACTTACTTCCAAAATTCTTTCATCTTGGAGAAGTGCTTCTTTTACTCTTCTTTTTATTTCACTTTTACAAAAACTTTTCGGTTTTCCAAATAAATCTTTCAACTCAATTCCATAGTTCCAGGAATAGATAGGATAACTGTATCTTTCAGTATTAAGAATTTTGTAAATTGCCTGTTTCATAGCTTCCTGCTCATCTGTTTTTCCATTTATTCTATCACCAAAAAGTTTCATTTTATATGTTTTGGTAGGACTTTCTTCGACTGTAATATTCTGATTTATATCATTTCTTGTATCTCTCATGGGTACCATTATATCCACTCTCCTTCCACAATAGGATCCTCAAGTCTGTCAATAATATAATACATCTGTCCCCCTTGTATTCTTATCAAAGCAAGTTTTTCTCCTTCTTTCAATCCATAATGAACTAAAATCTTTTTTCTTCCTTTGTATTCATGCCTGTGTCCTGTCGGAATTGCTGCCGTTCCTGCATCAGGGTGGCTGTGAGAAGTATTCCAAGAGCCATAAATACTTTCTGTTTTATGGGAAACAGTAATATCTATATAATGCTCTCGCAAAAAATGAGATAAAATTAAATCCTCTGCTTCCAGTAATTTTTTCTGATCGATTCTTACTGTAAGAGGAGATACAGTTTCAACTGTTCCATATATAATAGTTGTAGGTTTCATACTTTCAAAAACTTGTTCAGCAACTTTTTTTATAATTTCAATCATCCTATATCCCCTCCTCTCAGTGTTAAATCCATAAAATGTTCCTGAAATTTAAAAGTATGTTTTACTTTTTCCACAAGCATAAAATTACTTACCTGTACATCTACTAAATTTAATCTTACAACAACACTTGTTCCAGCTCTTACTCTGATATCTCCAAAAACATTTTTTATTGAAAGGCTTCTGCCCTTCTTATTATAAATTTTCAAAAGAGCATTTCCTTTCATCTCTATATTTTCTTTTTCTCCCACTTTATCAAAATACTGGAGAACTCCCCACTTAATAATATTCCCCGCATCAGGGAATACAAAAGGTTTTCTTTTTCCCTCAGTTTTGTTATTTTCTACCAATTTTATTTGATTATAGCTATTTTCTATACTTGTTTTATAACTATAATTTTCTGAAACTGTATCATCAATAGTAATATCAAGCTTCATTTTTTCAATATCTTTCAAAGTCAATTTTCCAACATCATCATATAAAACATACAACTTTTTTGTATTTTGAAGAGTTATTCCAAGGGCTGTCTGGATAATATCAAATAAGCTCACATTATCCTCAAGCCTTTTCGGAATGATAAATTTTGTATCTTCTATTTCTCCCACTGTCAGTTTAAAATCAGCAGCAAGCATTTTTATAACATCAGAAGCTTTTTTATTTCTGTAATCATAAACATCTTTATTTTTTAAATATCTCAGCTGGTCGTATGCAGTAACAGAAGAAATTCCATTTTTATCTCTGCTTATCGTAAAAATATACCCATAAAAAAACGGAGTTCCTTTATAACTTACTGTTACAATATCCCCTTCTTCAAAAATATTTTTCTCATCAAAAAGACATTTAAAAGTCAATCTTCCCGGAGTTTCTTTTCTCTCAGTTTCCCAGGATATCCCCTCAAGAACAGAAGGCAGTATTGCTCCTGAATTTGTTTGAATAATCAAATTTATATCATCCAAGTCTTATCACCTGTCCTACCTCTATTTCACGAGGGTTTCCCAGTTTATTAAGAGTAACAAGTTCGCGATATTTTTCTCCATTACCAAGCTCTTTTTTGGCGATAGTGTATAAGGTATCCCCCTCTTTAACTTTATAAGTTTTTTCTGCCACTTTTGAGCTTGTATCTCTTACTTTCCCAAGAATATATTTTGTTCCGCCAAGTGCTGTAGCAACAACTCTCACAGCTGTATTTACTTTTTCTTGATATTGCTTCAATTTCACAGAGACACTTATATCTCTTCCATTTCCCGCATCTTCCAAAATCTGATAATCTTCAAGAGAAACTTTTAAATTTGTATCAAATCCCAGACTTCCAAGTATTCCCTCTCTAATTATTATGAGCTGAAAAGGCTTTCTGTCATTTTTCAATTTCTCAAGAATTTCAAGATAATAAGAAATCGGCAAAAATATTCCGCCAAGATACAATGCAAAAGGATATTTATATGCAGGTATCATCATGTTAAAAGATATTTCCTGCAAACCTGCACTTTTTAAAATATTTGCTTCTCCCTCATTGATTAATGTAATTGTTCTGTTCTTATTTTTTATCTTGGTACTAATTTTTGAAGGAGCAACAGGCATTAATATTCCATTCATATAACATAAATACATTAACTATGCACCCCCTCAGCTGTCATTTGCATTTTCTCCTGCAGATAATTTGTGATTTCATCTATAACATCATGGATATCCATATTATTGGAAATCGTATTGCTGTTTTGAACTTCCATTTTAATTTCAGCAGTAGTAAATTTATTTATAACTTCCATTTCAGCGGCATCTCTCATATATTTAATTTCCTCTGTTGTTAAATCCAGTCCATCAGACATAGAAGCTGTATTATTTAAAATTCCTTTCAAATAATCATTAGATTCTGTCATATCAACAGCTGTTTCATTTTTAAATATATTTCCAACCTCTGCTGTTTTTTCATATGTAGTTTTCATCATACTACCAGTATTAAAAGGATTTATTTTTAAATTTGAATCGATATAATCTTTTGGTTTTGCAATATCCAAATCTGCTTGAATGGATGTTCTGTAATCTTTTATTTTTTTACTGTAATCTGTTCCGGCAATAGTATCCACGATTCCTGAAAAATTATTAAATATATCTAAAATACTTATTACTAAATCCCAAAATAATTTTTTTACAGAATAAATAGGGTGCTTCCAAATATTTACAAATGCTTCTGCAACAGAAACTAAATTATTCCATAGAAATACACCGTAGTTTAAAACACTTCCTACAAGTGCTGCTATACTTCCAGTAATAATTCCTGTTGCTGACACTGCTTTTCCTGTAAGAGCATTAAAAGCTGCTACTCCTGCATATAATCCGCCAACTACCAAAGCTAGTCCTCCAGCAACTATCCCTAAAGGACTTGCCATAAGAGCTGCATTTAATCCTTTTGTTGCCACTGTTGCCATAAAAGTAGAAGTTGCGAGATAGAAATTTTTAGCCCCCATAAGAACTGCTCCTAAAGTATTTTTTCCCTGTAGAATATTATTTTTTATAAGCTCAATGTTTGAAAGTATAAGAGCTGATTTGTAAGCTATAACAGCAGTTGTTACTCCGCCAATTACAGGAGCCATAACATTCCAATTATTGTGGGTAAATTTTCCGATTTTTCCCATTATATCAAGAGCTGATACTGTAACTCTTACAACTGAACCCATACCTTTTATAATACCATTTGTAAAAATTATAAATTCTTCACTATTTACAAAGGTATTTAATTTTTGAGAAATCGGAAGAAATTCTTTTACAAAATTATTTTTCATATTTACAACAGAATCTCTAAAAGTTTTTGGAATAGCTTCAAATTTTTTATTGATATCTGCTGCAGCATAAAACATTGCATTTTTTACCACATCAGCTGTAATTTTTCCCTCTGCAGCCATATTTTTCAGTTGCCCTTTTGGAACATTGAGATACTTTGCTATATTTTGAATAATCACTGGAGCTTGTTCAAGAATACTATTATATTCTTCTCCTCTCAAAACTCCCGATCCCATTGCTTGAGTTAATTGAAGCATTGCAGCATCTATTCCAGCTGCATTTGCTCCTGCAATTTTGAATTGCTTATTGATAAGTTCCATAAAATTTACAATTTCTTGCCCGGAACTGAAAGCATCTCCAGCCATAAGCCCCATTTTCCCAATACTGTCAGATGTAGCAAGATAATCTCCTCTTGACCTTTGAGCAGACTCGAAAATCATATCCTGCAATTGAGGAAGATTTATATTTGTTCCTTGATTTTCTGTTATAACAGTTTTTGTATTATCTATAGAATTATTACTGATTTGATTTTTTAAAATATCAGAAGAAACAGAATTATCGATATTGTTTATCAAGTTTTTTTCGCTATTATTTATAATATTCTTGGTATTATTTAAAACATCTGAATATATTGAATTATCAGTATTATTTATTGCTGTTTGGTTATTATTTACGATTTTCTCGTTAGGGGAATTATAATTATCCAGCATCAAATTTAATCTGGCAGTGTTTTGTGTTACTGTATCAGATAAGTTAAAACTATTTTTCAGACCTTGAATTCCTGCATATACACCAATATATCTTTTTATTTTAGAATAAAGGTTATCTGCATTTGAAACCCCGTTTCTTAAAGATCTGTTAAAATCATTTTGAGCTTCTTCATTTCTTCTGATATTTTCTGTAATATTATTTTCTAATCTTTTTAAATCAGCTCCCGCTTTTATTATTTCAGCTCTTGCTCCTGTAAGTTCAGAAGTATTTATATTAACATTTGTCCCATTAACTTTATCCAGTGCTGAAATTATTAAATTAATAGCACTGACAATAGAAGCTAATGGTTTTGACATTCCATCCATTAATTGTATAGAACTTTGTATCGTTGCCATTTACTCACCTCCAATGAGATTATTTTTTATTTTCCCTGTCGATTTTAATTTTTATAGCCGCAGCTACAAAAGCCTTTTCTTCACGGGAAAGCCTAAAATATTCTCCCGGTGTCATATGAAATTTGTGGAGGCAGTAATAAGCAATATTTGCCTCACTGTCCCCACTTAAAATTAGTTTTTTGCTTCTTCAGTTAAATCTTCCTGTGTTTTGAATCCGTTTATATTTTGAACTTCTGCTGCTAAATCTTGATATTCGGCAGGAAGCAACATCGCTGTTAAAAGTTCTGGTTTTGTTTTTACTCCATAGCTGTCTTGAAGAGCTGCATTTCCAAGTTCGGGATAAACAATACAAGCCGCACACAACATTGATAAATATTTTGTCGCATTAAGAGTAGGAACAAACTGCCCTTTTTTGCCCGGAATTTCTTTCAGTGCCGTACAAGTATCTCTTAATACTTGATCCTCTGCTGCTGTTATTGCTTTGATTTCAAATTTTGCAGAATTTCCCTCTTCGTCCTTAAATCTTTCAGACACCACAATTTTTTTATTTTCTTTCTCTATTGCATTTTGCTTAAAAAATATATCAAAATTCATTTTTTTATCTCCTCCTACATCATACCTTCTAAAATATTAAATTGATTTTTAAGAATAAAGTTCTCAAAAGTAAAAGCTACTTCCTCATCTAAATATTCTGCATCTGCATCAAATTTAGATAAAATTCCCCCGTCCACATTACAGTTTTGGTATAAAATAGTTTGTCTTCCTGCTGCTGAAGTTGGATCCTCGTTAGAAACTTCTATTTCAAAGTATGTATCCTCTCCTGTATTCTGGTATTTTTCCAACATTGCTCTTATAATTGATGTATTATAGTGAACAGTCATTGTTCCGCTACCTTTTCCGCCAACAGCCTTATTCCCTTTACTTACTCTTCCAAGAATTGGAATTTCTGTTTTTGTTTTTTCATATTTTGCCTCAAATTTAATTGCAGACATAACATTGTATCTAATATCATCAATAGTTACATATATTTCTGCAAGTTTTCCTGATACAGCATCCTTTGCCATCATTGTTGTTCTATCGTTTAAAGCCATTCTTTATCACCTCTCTATGCCACGATAACAGTCATATATAAAATTTCCATTGCTGCCACAGGAGTAACTGGATCCGTAACTATTACTGATTTTTTGGTAGGTCCTTTTTCAACTGTAACTGCTTTAGGGTCAAAATTCTCAATAGCTTCCACTCTCTCAAGTTCCTGATGATGAGCTACAATATCTTTCCAAAGAGCTTCTCTTCCAGGATTATTATTTCTTGATTTTCCGTTATGTTTTTTATTGAAAAGAACTGCGATATCATTTCCTATCTGGTCTAAAACTCTGATAACCTGATTTGACTGGAAGTCATCATTTTTCTCTGTAGTTATTGTTACAAAGCTGTTTATATCTGTCAGTACATAAACTTCATTATCTGCTTTGTGGAACAGGAACTGTCCTGCTTTTATTCCTGCCTCAAGTTGTGATTGAGTATATTTTGTATCAATAATATAATCTCCATCATACTTTTTATTTGATACAGAAGCATTTACATTACATCCTGCTTCAGCACCTGTTACCCAAAATATTGCTGCATTCTCAGGAATTCCCTTATCCAAAACTTTATTCTGTACATTTATTACTCCCTCATAATCAGCATCAGTTCTGTAAACAACAGTCTGGAATTTTATTCCCACTTCATCTCTCATTCTTTTTGTAAACTGCACATATAAATCTTTAACCTCTTTTTCAGTAGATGTACATCCCATAGTATTGAAACTGTAAGATTCTACTGCATCTAAATATGATTGATGATTTGCCCCTGTAACAGCTTCTCCGTTTGTTCCGCCTGTAAGAGCAACTCCTGCTGTTTTAGTAAGATTTGCATCTTTTTTATAAATAATATAATCATTGTCCACAAGGTCAGCAGCCTTTGCTACTGTCTGAAAGTCAATTTTTATATCATCAAGCATTGCAGTAACATCAAATTTTTGTTCTTCATCTACATTTTGCTGAATAATAATTTTTATTGAATTTCCTCTTACACCTGAATATCTTGCCTCTGCGTAATCATTTTTAGCTTTCACTCCAGAATTTAATTTATAAAGGTATGCTGTTTTTGCTCCTTTAAATAAATCTCTTAAAGGTTTCATTTTTTCATGAGTGTAATCATATCCAAAAATTTTTAAGGAATCCTTTTGAAAATCTTCATTTTCTACTGTAAATATTTCTCCATCTGGTCCCCAGTCAAGCTCCATTGCAAGAGTAGCATACCCCCTGTCTGCCATGTTTACTGTTGCTCTCGAAGCAGAAACAAAGTTAATATATGAACCAGGTAAAACCTTATTCATTAAAACATAATTTCCTCCACCATATGCCATTTACTTCACCGCCTTTTTCATAAAACTGTCAATTTTTTTATCTACTTCTGAAAGTGTATATTCTCTGCCATCTTCCAAAATAGCATTCAGCAAATCTCTTCTTGTAAAATATTTTTTGCTCCCGATGATTTGAGCCTTAGAAAACATTTCTTCCGCTTTTTCAATTTTTTCTTTTTCTGCCATAATCTCATCTCCTTGTTTTCATATTTACTTTTATATTTTCCATAAATTCATCTTGGGAACCTTTTTTAACTACAAAGATATTATAATTAACGAAGAAATGGAGTTTTTTATCCACTATTTCCCCTCTTCTTCCCGTTCCTCTTATTAAATCTCCCTCTGTTTCCAAATATTCCAAACAGTTAAAAAGCCTTTCCTGTACAGAATATAATTCAGAATTTAGATTTTTTTTATTTTTGGGAAAGTATTGAATGTCAAAAAGATATTTTCTTAAATATCTGCTTCCCAAGAAATCTTTTTCTGTAGGATTTAGACAGATAATAAAAAAACAAGGCTCTCTGAAACCCTGTTTGATATCTTCTGAATAAATTTCTATATCATCTCCAAATTCTTCATTCAGAGCATTTGAAATTGCATCTAAAATTTTATTTATCATTTGCCCCCTCCCATAAATTTCTGTAATTTGTTTTGAATTATTCTTTCTAAATCTCCCTCAAGCTCCTGTTCTGAAATAGTCAGCATAAATCTTCCGGGAACCCATCCTTTATGATTTCTTGTCCTATGACCAAATTCAACATACGAGGCATAACTCACACTATTTACCACAGTAATAGTGTAGACTTTATCTTTTTTAGTTATCTCTAATGAATTTATATATTTTTTTGTTACACTTTCACCACCACTAAAAACAGCACTTAATTCTGCTTCTCTTTCACTTTTTGTTATCCAGCCTCTCCTCAATACACCACCAACTTTTCCATTTTTGTATTGTCCAACGGGAGTTCTTTTTATAACTTTCGAAAGTAATCTTGCTGCAAGTTCTTTGGAAAGAGAAATAATAAAATCATCCACTTCTTTCTGTACATTTTTTAAAGAATTTTCCAGTCCTTTAAATCCCTGAAGATTTATTTTAACTGCATTTCCCATTATGATTGCTCCTTATACAGATTTAATATAATTTCCTGATGAGAACGATAAACAGCAGGTTTTCCAGAATTTTGATATTCTGTTACTCTGCCGTTTCTCATTATATCTATTTTTGAATTTTCTTTGATAACTATGTCAGGAGATATAAAAAGAACTGTTACCTGCTTAATTTCTGCCTCTCCTGTTTTTTGATTGGCAACAGAAATATTTTTAAAAGATACTCTGCATTTTACATTTTCATGAATAAGTACAGGCTCAAACTCTGTTCTTTTAGTTTTAGAATTTGTTATTTTTTTATACTCGTAAATATTACATATATCAGTCTGTAATTTACTCAAAGACTTCTTTACCATGCAAGCCTCCTATATTTTACAAGCTCATCATCTCTGCCTGTCATCAAAAAATTTATAAGATTATCAAATCTTTTTTCAGGAGAGGTTACTCCATCCACTGCATAAGTAACAGATGTATCCCCCTCTTGAATTTGTTTTTCTATGGGAGATAAATCCAGTTCTGGAATACCCCCCATATTTTTCTTAAACATTAAAAATTCCCCGCAGACTTTATCCACAACTATGCTGTAAAGTCCGTAAGGAATATTTTCTGATGTATAACACTGATTCGTAAGATTATTTACACTGCTCACAGTTTTCAGTATCATATACTCAATAATAGATTTCTCATTTTCGGAAACATTATATTTTAAAAATTCAAGCCTCTTAACCACGCCGTTATAAATGCTAAGTTGTTCAGCCATAATAATCACTATCCTCTTGAAATTATTCTAGCAATAGGAATTGTTTTGTGAGCAATATATTTTTTAGCATTAGTAGAACCGTTATTTACAAGTTCCCAGTTTGTTCCGTTTTCAAGTTCTGCATCAGTAGGAGAGTTTGTTACTTGTGATTTCTTAGTATAAGAAATTCCGTAAGGTGCAAATACTTTTCTCTGTCTTGAGTAAAGAGTTGTTTCTCCACCATTTGTTTTAGGATCTCTTGCCATTTCAGCAGGTACTTTTGCTCCGATATTTTCATAATCAAAAGCTCCGTCTCCTAAGATATACGAAGTATAGATAACAGCATTTTGAATATGTTGTACATATTCGTTTTCAGCTATATCAGCAATATCTTTGGCAACAGTTTCTTTTTTAACTGCTCCCTCTTCAGTTCCTGCAACAGTAACTTTTAAAGCTCCTGCATCTGTAGAAGCACATCTTACATATAAAGAGGCTTTTGTCTGAGTAGGCATTCCGTCATCAATCAATACAAGTCTTCCATTCCATGAACCAAGTGCCAAATCTCTTTGAATTCCGTCTTTATCTGTATATTTCAGATAATTCAAAAGTTTAAGATTTTCAAGATTAGTAGATACTGCTGAGTGCATAATTACTAAAGAAAATCTATGTTTGTGATCTCCTGATGCTTTTTGAATAGCTGTATTCAAAGAAGCTGGTCCTACATTTGCTTTGGCTATAGATTCTTTAGAAATATCAAGAGTATGGTTATTTACAAATTCCAAATTTTCTTTTCCAGTCATTGCAAATACACCTTTCAAAATAGAAAGTAATATTGCTTGGTCTATTTCTGCCCAGTATTCAGAAACCTGTGCTGCAACATTATCCATGAAATCCACTCCACCTGTTACATCATAAGAAAAGTCATTCTCAGTCCAAGCCTTAGCTCTACCAACTACTACAACCCCTCTTTCAAAAGTAGTTGTTTTTTCTGCTGTAATATTTGTTTGCCCGTCATAGTTTACAGGTACTCCGTCCAAAAGTCCATAGAAAGGAATTGTTGCATAAACTGTTCCCGTTTGTGAATTAAAGGAATTTCTTATTGCCTCATTTCCTCTTATTGCTCTTGATTTAATTAATTCATTTCTTTTTGTATTTGGAATTCTGTCTACATATTTTCCAAACACTTGTCCGTTAAAACTTTTTTCATCAAATTTTGCCATTTAAACATCATCTCCTTTATATTATATCGTCTATTTTTGCACCCGGATTTTCTGCCAAGTATTTTTCAATTTGTGAATAGCTCATTGCTTTGAAATCAAGTTCCCCATCTTTTCCTTTTCCCGCAGGATTTACACCTTTGAATTTCGGTGCTGTTTCAAAAAGGAATGAAGAGTCTTCCGCTTTTCTAAGATTTTTAAGCTGCTCATCCAAACCTACAACTTTTCCGTCTTCTCCCAATACAGCTTTTTCTAAATTTAAAAGAGCTTTTACAGCTTTGTTATTTTTAGATCCCGCACCAAGAAGAGCCATATCTACTGCATTATCAATTTTTAGTTTTACAATAGAATCCGCATACTCCTTTTCCTTTGCCTTGTTTGCTGTCTGCATATCTTCAATTTGTTTTTTAAGTTCTGCATTATCTCCAGCAGATTTTTTAATTTCTTCCAGCTGTTTTGCAAGAGTCTTATTTCCTTCCTCCAGTTGTTTCCTTGCTGTTTCCATTTCAGAATATTTTGATTTCTCAATATATCCCTCAAGTTCCTTTGCTGATTCTCCCGCAATTTTAGCTGCAAGTTCCTCAGGTGCTCCAAGAGCGATTAATTGTTCTTTTGTCATTTTTCCTCCTTATCTGTGTGTTCTGTAATAATATGATCCGGGAATGCCTTTGTCATATCTTCTTAAAAATACATTTTCTGTTCATTTGTTCTTTTTATTCTTATGCCATTTAACTAGAGTATATATCCCAATACCTGCAAATACACACAAAATAATAAATCCCGGAACTGTTAATCCTGCCATAAAATCACCTCACTTTTTATTTTTATATATAAAAATTTTTATTTTTAATTGGCGGAAGTAACAGAATTTGAACCTGTAAGAGTTTTACCTCGGCACTTTAGCAAAGTACTGCATTACCATTATGCTATACTTCCATAAGCGACCTCGCTCTAGTCCACATTGTTAAGAGGTGTAGCAAGGTCTATATCATTTATTCAGGGAAGAACTTATTTTTTATTTGCCATTCCAAGAGCAAATCCTAATCCAAACCAAATTTTATCGTATAATCTTTCTAATAAAATTTGCTCTCCGATTTCTGCACTGTAATTTTGCTCATCTACACATGAACTTGTTTCTATTCCTACAAATCCATTTACTAATTCATATCTAAGAACTGTATTTAATTTTCCATAAATTCTTTCTGTTGTTACTTCTGTATTCTTAACAAAAGATTTTACAAGCTTAGGAGTAATAGAATTATTTTTTATCTCATATGCCTGTTCTAAAAATCTTTCCTTTGGACACATAGAAATATATCCATCAGAATAAATTCCTTTAAAAACTTTTTCATCTGCAAGTTCTTTTTCATTTTCTGGAAGTTCCCAACCTCTGCTTTTTACATACTCTTCTCTTGTCATCTCTTCTACTTCTACTATTTTTGTTGTTAAAAATTGTCTTTTCATAATGCATCTCCTTAAATTTTTGTTTCATTTTTTGTTTCAAAATTTCATAACTTTTTATTTTTACTATATAAATATGTGCGATATTTGTGCAAACATATTTTTGAGTAATAAAAAAGCACCTAAGATTTTACTCTTAAGTGCTTAGTAACATAGCAATGACCGGTCTTACAAATTGCTATGTCGATATAAAAACTTTTGCATAGAGCGTACCCCGTTCATTTAAGAACTGCAAAAGTATTAATGTTTAAATATCCATTTCCCAATGCGGAGTTTCTTTTGTAACCTTTTTATCTCCATTTTCTATTCGTTTCCATTTTTCTTTAATTTGCTTTTTCATTATTTCTTTAACTCCAATTGGAACCTTTAGATTTTCAATACTACTAAGTTCTTCTTCTAAATTTTGAGGCGGAATATCTGGACCAACAACTTCTTGCATTAATTTTTCCATAGAAAACCAACCATCTAAGTTTTTTTTCATAATACACCACCTTTTCTAATCTTCATCTAAAATTATTAATTTAGTTCTATTCAGAATAACTGTATACGAATCACTCGCTCCGTGTCCTCTTGCATTTATAGCATCATATCCCAGTTCTACAGCAACTGCTCCAATATCTCTCCTTTTTTTAAATATATCATCAACCATTTTTTGCCATGCTTTAATATAGAGATCTTTATTTTTAGACTCTAATTCTTTAGGTAAAGTTCCATCAATATATCTTCTATCAATTTTAAAAAATTCACAGTTTACATTGACATATTCACCAGCCAAATTTCTTATTAAGTTTATTCTATCGCATTTTTTCAAAAAATCAAAATCTAATATTTTTGCACTTTTATCTAATGTTAAAGTTTCTATTCTGAAAAATGGATTTCCTCTATTTTTATTAAGAGAACTATAATGTTCCATCTCTTTCATAATTCCCTCTACCTTTGTACCTTTTGTATAATCTGCTGCACAATACATCCCTTGACCATATTGAGCTCCACCTGTGCTACAGTTAATATACCATTTACCATAATATAATTCTTTCTTTCTCTCTTCAAGTTCTTCTAAACTTGATGCTGAATAACTTCTTTTTGCTATGAAGTGATCTTCTTCAACCAATTTTTTAAATTCATCTTTTTTTACTAATCTTGGAAGACCATCAAAGCCCTGATAGTTTACTATATCATCTATTTCATATTCAAATTCTTTTCTACGTTTCCACTCATTTATTATATTTTTACCTTCAACAATAATATGTTTTTTTTCTATTATATCATTTTTTCCATCTTCTTTCACATACTTATCAAACCATTCATCATATTTCATATTTGCAGAAACATACTCTGTTTTACCATCTTCGGTTCTCATAGCTCTCATGGAAGTAACATCATCTTCAAAATATGGAGCTGTTACCGTTCTGCAGTTTGGATGAAAAGGATTTGCTGTTACTCCAACTAAATAATCTTTCATCAGAAAAACTTTTCCATCCATTTCTCTGCAAATTGCAGAAGTGGAAGTGTCAAGAGTTGCTATAATCTCGTATTTTTCTACATCCAAATCTTTAAAGCATTGTTCTTGTGCCTTGGATGAATATGCAGCACTCTCTGTCATCACAAGTCTTCCTGCAACAGATTTTTTAACTCCAAATTCTTTTGCAATTTGTCTGATTAAATTATCCGGAGCTGAACCTCTTATAATATTTTGAGTAAGTCCTGTATGCAAAGTATTTATAAGTTTTGTTTTATCTTCCCATAATCTTTCAGAAAAGTTTTTCCCGTCAACAGCCCAAGGCTTATGAATAATCTGATTTATTCTGTTTGTATCAAGAGAAGCTAAGCTCCAGCCAATTCCTAAGCCTTGCTGCACAGAAAAAGCAGATCTGTAATAAGTATCTCCGTAAACTCTCTCAAGATAATCTTCCATACCTTTCAATCTTTCTCCATAAAGTCCTTCAATTTCATTTTGTATCTGAACTTTCAGAGCTTCTAATTTTGAGATATGAACTTTTGCTGAAGCATTTTCAAGCTGTTTCATCCATTCCTGAGATACAGCATTCTCTTTTCCTTTTTGAATATATTCCTCAATAGTCCAATGAAATTCTTTCAATTCATTCTTAGATAAAAGCATTTTGGCATCTTTTAAAGAAATCTCATTGTTCTTTGCAACTCTTGAATACCAGTCATTTATATCTTTTTCAATATTTCTGAGAGCTTTATCATACTGCTTTTCGATTATACTTAAATAAACTCTGGCATCTTTATTTCTTCTTTGTTCCTCTTTTAAAAATCTTTCTTGCCAATAACTACTCTTCATCATTAGGACCACCAGAACCTTTGAATGCTCCGTTGTAATCTAACATTTCCTTTTCTTTCTGAGATTTTATTTTCTCCATTTCTATTTTTACATCTTTCACCCAAGGATGCTGAGAAAGTATTGTTTCATCAGATAAAATTCCCACACTCTTAACACAGTTATCAATAGTCTGACTTTCATTTACAAGTATATCTCTGTTAAAAATAATATCAACTTTTTCATTTTCAAAGTTTCCTATTCCTGTGTTATATAAATGCAGATTTATAAAATATAGAAGTTTTTCAAATCCTACCTGAAATTCTGTTTCCATTCCAGCCGCATCTAAATCAATATCGGAATACATAGACTGGATATTCATTTCATTTGGGTTACTTCCTAGTCTGTCATCTTTTGCATTAAACCCTCTTCCGTTTTCTATAATTGCATCTTTAAAAATTTTTATCATGGAAGTATAATTTTCAGGATTTACCTCTACTGTAAGAGTTTCTACTCCTCCGTTATCTCTGACTTTTACTGCTCCAAATTGGGCAAGATTTTTTCTGAATTCTCCTAAATTTTGTCCATCATAATTTTTTAATATCAGGATAGTTCTTCTCGGATCTTCGTCAAGATTATTTTCAAAAGTAGAAATTATTTTATTGAGTCCGTCCTGAAGAGTTTTCACTCTTTTGATTAAAGGTTTTTCAACAGCATTAAATTTAAAAGGAATAAGAGGTATTCTGTTCCAGTTGTATCCCTCTTCTCTCATAGAAAAATAATTCTCATGTCCTTCATATTTCAGAGAACCCCAGCTGTAACCATATTTTTCAATTCCATTTAAGCCATACACTTCAACTTTTTCCACATCTTCAAGAGAACTTCCTGTCCATTCCTGAATTACAAATACTCTTATTACAAAATCTAAAATGGTGTGAGCATCATCTCTCCAAATAGGTAAAATTTCATGAGGCTCAAATACTCTAAATGAAAAATCCCCATTACTGTCATAATGAGGATACAGCCAAGCTATTCCATTGTTAATTGCATTCTCTCCAAGATTTTTTATAGTTCTGAAAAAATTGGAATTAAATATCTGTGATAAATGTTTTTGATATTCTTCATTTTCAGTATAAAAAGTAATCGGTCTTCCTAAAAGATAATTTACTTTTTGGTCTACCAATTTTTCGTACTGATTATCAATTCTTTTATTATTGGGAAGATTTTCAACTTCCTGTAGTTTTCCTCCTTCTCCAATAATTTCTCTTTTTCTGAAAAGAATATCGTGAACTCCTCTGTAATATCTTTCTCCTGTAAGCATTTCCATTCTCTTTTTAGAATTCACAAACTGAGTTATTATATATTCCAAATATTTTATATTGGTTTCTAAATTTTTATCTATTTTTTTCTCTTTGAAGAAAATATTTTTTATCCTTTCAAACATTTTCCACCCCCCCTTTAATCAAAGCTGAAATTATTTCCATTATTTATTTTCTCTGCTACTCCTGTCAAAGCATCGGGTCCGTCATCATGTTTATTTTTCCCCTCTTTCTGATAAGTCAATATTGCTTTTGCAAATTCCGGAAATCTATCAATCCAGTTTTTAGGAAAATATATATGGTCCATTACCCAAGTGGAGTTTGAAAGAATACGAGCAGTTTTATTTGCTGACTGATGAAACCAATCAATCCTTGTCCTATTACTTCCTCTGTCCCTCAGTTCTCTTTCAACGGCTCTTGCAAAACCTCTTCCGCCATTATTACTTTCAATATCAGCAATATTTACATCATTTCTTATAAGCATTTCCGCCACAGCAGGTTCTGTTACTTCCATAGGTTCTTTGGTATAAAGAATATCCAAAATATAAGCCTCTTTGTTATACTCTCCATAGTTAATAGAACATAAATAATCTTCTCCTGTGTCTGCCGTATCTGTATAATTTCTTATAGCAGTAAAAAGAGGTTTCCCTGTACTATCCACAGGAATACTGTCATATGTTTTTATATTTGTGTATAATCTTCCTTTCAAATCAATAGGCTCTTGCTGATAGTTTGCACTTGCTATCTCAGGTCCCATTGCCCTAATTTTCGATTTATAAGATTTCAGGCTCAAAATGTCATCACAAAGCATTGTTCCGTCATCTTGTAATGCTTTCATAATAATATGTTTAACATTTTTTCCCTCTTCTGCATAATGCTCCAAAGCTCTTCCTGCTAAATCTCCACTTGCCCACCTTGTCATAATGATAATTGTTTTTCCGCCCTCTTCAAGTCTTGAAAGCATTGTCTGAGTAAACCAATCCCATTGTTTTTCAAGTGTATTCTCGTTAAATGCTTCCTCACTGTTTTTTATGAGGTCGTCTATTATCATGAGAGTACAACCAAATCCCGTTGCAGTTCCGCCCGGAGAAGTTGCAAGATAGTTATTATATCCACCCTCCAAACTCCAAAGGTTCATTGCTCCATCACCATGCTTTATATGAGTATCAGGAAAAATATCATTATAAATTATTTTATCTTTATCAGCTTTTGTTTCCTGAATAGTATTTCTTACATTCTTAGAAAACATAGTTGATAAGGTTTCATTGTATGAACCTGTCATTATCTTAGTATTTATGTCTTTGCCAAGCAGCCATTCAACTAATAACCCTACCGTACGGCTCTTTCCATGCCTTGGAGGAAGATTTAATATTAACACTTCATCTTCTCCCTCTACAAATTCCTGTAAATCATTACAAAGGTTTATTAAGAAAGGTCTATCATATTTATAAAAATCAGGAGCTTTTAAATGACAATAAAAAAAGAACTCACGTCTTGCAAGTTCCAATTTTGCTTGTTTTATTATTTCGTCATTTATCACCAAAAATCACCTTCTTCAATTCCTCAGTAGTTAAATTTGAAAAAGGGTTATTTGTTTTGATTTCTCCTTTTATCTCCATTTTATCGTTGAACATTCCCAAATGTCTTCCAAGCATTTCAAGAGCTTTTTCTTTGCCGTAGAATGAAACTTCTATTCCAAATTTTGTTTCTTTTACACCTGCAATACAAGCTCTCTGCTCAGGAGTTAAATCATCAAAATCTTGTATTATAACTCTTCCGGAAGTGATTGTAACTATATCTGTTCTATCTGTAAATGCAAGATTAGCAAGTTCTTTTATAACTTTATCTTGTGTTATCTCTGTTCTTTTCTCTCTTTCTTTCATTTTTTTATTAATTTCTGCTTTAATGTTAGCATTTGTTAGCAATCTACTGGCATTTGCTCTTGCAGTGTCATCATTTTTTACTTTTGGATAAGCAACTTTATATGCTCTCGTAGCATTTAAGTCAATAAGATATTCATCTACAAATATTTTTTGATTTTTAGTCATTTCATCACCTCCCATTTTTCTGTAATAAAAAAGAGAATTAGAATTAACTAATCCTCTATAATTTTCATATTTTCTATTCTATTTCTTATTAAATCTAATAACTCATTTAATGCATTAACTATATTATTCACTTTTTTTAGATACAAAAAAAGGTGCGATTGTTATTATTTTTCTTGTTTTTATACCACTTATATTTCTTATTATAAAAATTGTTAATTCATATTCTCCTTCTTCTAATTCTATAAGGTATGAATTATTGATTACATATGTCTTAGTCAATGTTATCCCATCATTTTTATGATCACATGACATCTCTAAATTTTTATAATCTTCGTTAAATCTTAATTTTCCTTCATTTATATGTATTGTTTCTATTTTTCTTGTTTCCAATTTACTATTATTTTTCTTTACTAAAAATATATCTAAATCAAAAATATCTTCTTTCAAAAAACTATTTATAAACATAAAAAATGATATTTTTTTTATTTCACTATCTTTTGTTATATAAATATCTTCTATAGGAAAATTCTTTTCGTCTTTAAGAAAAACAATTGCATTTATATCATTTTCTCTATTTTTAACTTCTATTTTATCCATTAGTATTCTCTCCATAAAACTCAGTTTCTTCATTATTTTCTAAACTTT